CCAGATGTTGGGTGCTAAGAAGCAATGCGAGGGAGAGCGAATGCCCTCCCCCGTTCGACCGATCAGTCTTTTTTGAAAGCAGCCTTGTTGGCCGCGAGGCGCTTCGGACACGCGGGCTCGTTGACCCACGTCGTCGGTATCAGCGCCTTGTCGTATTTGAAGCCGAGTTGGTCACACCACATTCCGTAGGTGGTCTTCGACTTCTTCCCGATCTTGGTGTTCGGGTTGGAGAACACGAAGCGGATGTCGAGGTCGGGATGGCTCAGCTTGACCAGCTTGTGCTTCTTCCGATCCTCGGTGACGAACCGCCCCTTGGTCTCGATGATGATCCCGTTCGGCAGCACGAAGTCAGGAGTGTACTTCGCGACGCGAGCCGGGATTTCGTAGTTCAGTTTGTACTGCTCGTACTGAGCGGGGACTTCGAGGGACGAGAGCTGCGCAGCGACCTTCTCTTCGAGGCCACTGCGGTAGCCCTCGGCAATCCCGCGAAACTTAGAAGTCCGGGTTGCTCTCACCACCCGCCGTGTTGTCAGAGGTGTCGGTGCCGGTCTCTTCGCCAGCGCCTTCATCCTTCGCCTGGACGGTGGAGGCGTCGTACTCGTAGCCCTCCTCTTCCCCGTCGAAGCCGTAGGCCGCAGCGTCACGCGAGCCTTCGCTCACCAGATCGAGAATGCGGACAGCCTGCAGACGCAGCGTCAGACCAGCAGCGCCGGTCGCCGGGATGAAGTAGCCGGGCACGTTCTCTTTGTTGAGGCCGACCTCGAACGCGACACGACCGATGGTTCCACCCCAGATGGACGGAGCGGGCTTCATCTCGTTGCCCTTGGCGTCGAAGATGCCGGGCTTGCGGTGCCACTTCTTGCCCTGCTTCGGGCCCGACTTGTAGATGCCGCTCGCCTGCATGGCGAACTTGATCTCGATCTTGCCAGTCGGCTCTTCGGTCTCTTCGTCGTAGATTTCCGCGTAGAGCGGATTGACGGTGACCTTCTCCAGCTTCTTGCGGGTCGCGACGGGGAGCGCCTTGAACTCGGCCTCGGCCCGCTTGATCGCCTCGTCGTGCAGCGGCTGCCACTTGGCGATGAACGCCTGCACTTCGGGGTTGCTCAGTTCACCGATCAGCTTCAGCGAATACTCGCCGTTCTCTTTCGGGTATTCCTTCGTGCCGTAATCGACCTCGGTCAGCTTCGGCCATTTGTAGACGCCCTTGAAGGTGGTGCCCTTCGGAGCCTGCGGTCTCTTTGCGTTTGCCATTCAGTGTTTCCTTATGCGCGATGACGCGCTTCGAGCCGGGCCACGTCGTAGCCTTCGGACATCAGTTTCGTTGCGAGGGTGAGGGAGATCGGGCGGCCCATGCGCCACACCGCGATTGCGAGGTCGAGGTTACGCACTGGGCTTGATCTCGTAGCGGATGTAGTCCCGCAGTGCCTTGAACTCCGCGATGTTCTGTTCGTCCGTCAGCATGTTGGTCGTGACGGTGAAGAGGTCCTGAGCAGGGACGCGAAGATGCTGGGCGAGAGATAGAAACGCAGCGCACAGAGCGAGGGGCTGGATGTGCTGCGGGTGGTTCTGCATCCCGTTGAGGATGTCGATGCTGGCGCGAGCGGTGCGCTCGGCGTCGGCGTTGTTGAGCTGGTCACGGTTGAGTTTTGGCACTGAGTTCTCGAATGTCCTTGAGTGCTGCGCGGATGGTGAAGAACGCCGTGACACCGCTGCCGATCAGGAGACCGACGAGCAGTGCGACGATGTGGGTGAGGACGGGATCGGGGTTCACGCCTTGCCTCGCAGGATGAGGATGGCGACCCAGAGGCCCCTGAAGAACTGGCGCATCAGTCGATGAACCAGAAGAACATCGCGAGCGCGGCGAGGCCCGGCTGACCGGCGGCGACGCAGGCGAACAGCATGATGAGCCAGAGCATCAGCGGGCGGCGACCGGCTTGCGATAGACCTTGCGAGCCGACGACATGAACGCGCCGTACCAGCGCTTGCGGGCGTCGGTCTTCATGGCGCGGAAGTCGAAGCGGGTGCCGTCAGCGAGGGTGGCGTCCCACGCTGCAGCGCCCATGCGGATGATCAGGGATGGTTTGGATTTCATAGGGTATCCTTCAGTGGAACCGTTCGGGGAGCAGACGCGCAACCTAATCGTAGATCATCTATGATTGGTAGGTGACTAGGCAAAGAAATAGTCGGACTTCAGCACCTCTTGGATGTTGAGCGTTCCACGTGGTGGAAGCCGGGGACAATCTGCCCTCACCTGTTCGGGCAGCGCATTCAGAAACTCAGCCATCACGTCGTGCTCCTCATACATGTCCACGAAAGCGTGGCGCAGGCAGGCTTGCAGCATGGGCATGTCGGGGGCGACGGTGCCGTAGCTGTCGTGGATCATGGCGAACGCCGCGACCCCGTTGTCCAGGCAGAGGTTGATGGTCAGCATCATCGCCGCCGCGTCCAGCGAGTGGACGAAGTTCGGTGACACCGCCAGCGCCTGCCGGGAGCCGTCGATCTTGTCCGTCTCCTCGTTGATCGTGAGGTAGACGAGCGCACCCTGCAGCCGGGTCTTCACCCGCCGCTCGGAGTGATCCATGTAGCACTGGTAGGCCGGGAAGCCTGACGGTGCGATCCATGAGATGGGCTCGCTGTGCTTCGAGGCAGCGCGAGCGCACTGCTGCAGCCAGTCCATCGCATCGCGAGCAGCAACCACCACGTCGCCGATGCTGTCCCACACGTAGCGGGCCAGCGTGGCAGCGTGCTTGCCCAGCTCGTCGCCGAATGGGTTCTCTTGCCCGTCCGCGATCCGCTCGGTGACGGCGTCCCTGACGTAGCCCATGCAGGACTTGAACGTGCCACCGTAGGGCAGCACCATCACCGGCCGCTTGGTGATCTTGCGGTTGATCCCGAAGTCCACCCACCCGCGAGCCACCCAGTCGTCCTGCTTCGAGCGCAGCTTCTGGATCACGCGATCAGCCACCCGCTGATAGATGTCGGCGGGCTTGGGGTGCGGCACGAGGTTCACCGCAGCGCCGCCTACCGGGTCCCGGAGCATGGCACTGAAGTGCTGTAGGCCGTTGCAGCTACCGTCTGCACTGCAGGGCAGCGTGGTGACGAAGCCGTAGCCGTGGTCGAGGAACGCAGCGTACTCGAAGCACCACGCGAGGAAGCGCCACGGCTCGTCCGCCTCGGCCCACCACAGATCGGCGAAGGGCTCCAGCGCGGCGAACCTGATCTGCTCCTCGCGATCCTCGACCCACTTGATGCGCTCGACGAGGTCGGCCTTGTCGAAGCCAAAGCGGTTGGCGCCGTCAATGGCGAGGAAGCCCGCGCCCTCTGCGTCGAGGATGGGCTTGCCCATGGCGTCAGCGAAGGTCAGCAGCGCCTTGGCGTGGTCGTTGCCCTGCGGGTTGAGGCCGATGGGCACAGCATATGCGCGGCCCCGGAAGTCGAGCTGGTGGGGGAAATAGATCGCGTCCTCACCGGCCAGCTCGCGGGCGATGGCGAGGGTTGCCGACACACCCATGCGCTTGCCCCTGCTCGATGCGTTCTGCTCGTGAGTCGTGCGGGCTTCGCGCATCCACTTCTTCTTCACGTCCTCGTTGACGTTGGCCCACGCTTCCTTCGCGGTCGCCGCCATGCAGTGGCCGGGCGGATACGCAGGCACGCTGCGGTCCTCACGGTTGGGCATCCCGATCTCGAGCCCGCGCTCCCACACCTCGGTCATCACGTCGAGGACCTTGGTGTTGATGCGCCACGGCGTGCGCTGGATCGCGTTGAGGGACCGCAGGACAACCCCCAGGTCGGCCTGTGCCAGCAACTCTTTGTGCTTGCGGCTGGCGTTCTTGACCAGCGGCAGGGCCTTGAAGGCGGGCGAGATGTAGCCGCCACCCACCGCCCCTTCCCAGTCCTGCGGAGGCACCACCATGGGCGCGTAGCCGGGGACCATCAGCTCGGCGCGGAGGTTCTTGTCCTCCATCCACTTCGCAACCTGCTCGGTGGGCCGGATGATCTGGCGGGTCTTGTTGCGGCCGACGCGCACGTTGACCGTCTCGATGAAGCCGGTGCTCTCGATCAGCATCTCGATCAGCCGGGTGCCGAGGTGCAGCTTCTCGGTCTTGGTCAGCGTCGGCAGCGCGATGTCGTTCTTGTTGGCGGTGTGGACGAACACCCGCCGGGCGTGGTGGGCCTGCGCCCCACGTTCCTTGAGGCGGCGCATGATGGTGGCGTAGAGGTCCGGCTCCGCGTCGTCGAAGGTCTGGAGCCTCAGCTCCTCCTCGACCATGCCGCCGATCTCGATGGCGGTGCCGGTGAGGCTGTCGCTGGCCATGGATGCGTGGATACACTCGCGCACCGTCAGGTACGCCAGCACGTCCGAGGGCAGCAGCTCCATAGTGGCGAGGGCAACGTGCCGCCGCCCCGCCTTGCCAGAGCGGGCCGCCTCCAGCGCGTCGTCGATGGCCTTGGCCACCGGAGCCACCGCCCGCTTCAGCAGCGCCACACCACCCGGCGTGTCAGCCCCGAGCCCCTTCTGCTTCGCCTTCTCGACCGCCTTGCGGACCTTTCTTGCGCCCTTTTCGGCCGCCTGCTTTTCGAGCTGGTGCTCTCGCAGCATCGCGCTCTCGTTGCTCGTCAAGCATTCGACGGTGTCGGTCATTGGCTTCCTTGTGCATGGCTGGGATGTGTTCGTCGCGCCACCAACGGGCGGCGGCGATCTCGTCGGGTGCGAGGGAGCGGGCGATGGCCGCGCCGCTGCCGCTGGTCAGGTCGCCCTCGGTGACCCGTTGGGTGAACCAGTCGGGCAGCTTGGCGTAGGACCGGAGGAGCTGCTGGCAGAGCTGGTCGTAGCCCTGATCGTCCAGCGGCGCGTCCGCCTCGACCTCGTAGAGGTAACAGGACCAGAGGTGCATCTTGCACTGCCAGTCCCAGATGTCGGCTTCAGTCATGTCACCTTCCTATCGTAGATTATTGCGGGTTGTCCAGTGTCGAGGCTTGGCAGTGCCGGATTGTCACCTCGCATTGTCCCCGATGCGATTACACCCGTAGTCTACTTCCAATCGTAGAGTGACGGGGCAAAAGAAAACCCCAGCAAAAAGCT